AGCACGAAACGCGGTCGAGACGTCCCCCGTATGTTTCACGTGGAACTTTTGCTTTTTTGCTAGCGCCTCAATAAAACCGTCACCGAGCGCGGGACGACGCGACATCTGAGTGTACTCAGGAAGGCGCGATCCCTCCGGGATGTCGTCAGCGTCTTTACGTTTGGTTTTCTTCTTGAGGACGTAGCGCGATATGTAATCGCAGTGGTGAGGATCGAACGGCCTAACGTCCACCGAACCGTGAGGCCAATGTTCGGACAGGAACTTTTCCGCCTGCCCGAACGGCAGCAACAGGCCGTACATCAGAACGTGATAGTGCGGTCGGAACGTCTTCGTTGGGTCTTCGCCGTACTCGCCGACCCAGAAGAACCGAGGCTGATAACCAAGCGCCTTGCGCACCCGCCACCGGAATTTCCGACCGTGAGACTTTTCGAGCGTCGAGACCACCTCAAAGCCGGGAGCGTGATACACCGGCAAGTGGTCGTCGTCGTACGTCAGCGTCACGAAATAAATGGTTTCCTGGGCGTGCCGGCACGCTTCGCCGTACAGCCGAGCCGCCCAAACCCGATTTTTGTTGATGCGGCAAGACATGCACTGGCCGCAACCCACCACGGAATGAGGGAGGGAGACCGGTCGAGAGCACTTCAAGCCGCGGCTACTCCATGCTCGTTCAATCGACCGGTCTCCCAGAGAACAGTATGAATCGAGATATTGATACTGTGAGATCGACGCCCGTGTCAAGCACGGGCTTAGCTTGGTTTGACAGTGACAGCAGGCTCCGCGGGGTTGCTCGCCTTATCGCCTCCTGAGGAGCCTGCGGGTACCGGCACAGTGCCGCCCGCCACGGTATCGACTAGGTCGATGCCATAGAGTGAACGCGCGCTCTCGCGCAGCTCGGACTCGTCCATCGCGATCACCTGGTGGTGAGTAAGAGGGATGATTTCCGGATCGTCTTCTTCGAAATCATCCGCCTCGTCGAACGAATCAACGTCCTCGCCTTTCTCGACAGCGACTTGGCCAGCCAACTCCTGCCGAATGTAGCGCTGAATCATTTCCTGCATCGTCAGCGGCCGCTCGCCGCCTGGAACCTCGACAGGAATCCCGGAATTTTTCTCCGGATCGCGCTTGCCAAAGAAACGTCCTAACAGACTAGCCATTTAGATCACCTCGTTATCAGTAGAACCGCACAGGAACGCCTAGGGGAGGCGCAACGCCGACCCCTAGGCATCGTATTACCCGAAACAGACTTACAGAATCTTTCCACCTGCCGAACGCGAGACGAGACGACGCGCAACCACGTGGTTATTCACCATCACCCACAGCGCATCGTTGGTAGACACGTTATGAATGCGTTTGGTGGGCACGCAGTTGACGAAGTCATCGTTGAGCTCGACCGTGTCGTCGAGATCCCTGGCCATATGCCAGTAGTTGAGGAGCTCGCGAAACTCGCCCGTCACCTGCGAGGGAGTCTCGCGGTACTCCTGGTACCGGTCCTGATAGCCGAAGACCGTCACCGGATCCTCGACGTCGAAATCGACCGGATAGAGCTCGTTCGTCCAAACCTCCTGCTGCCCGATGTGCTGGAGCTCACGCTGCCAGAAGTCTTCTTTTGAACGACGCAGGAACGTGCGCGGGATCCCGTTGATGTAGATCCCCTTCGGGCGCACCGAAATGAACGAGTGAATATACCCATGCTCCTCGATGAACCGACGGATCCGACCATGACGCAGACCGGCCACGCCGTGGCCGTACAAATCACCTACGCCGAAGGAGGTACGAGGCGAGATCGCCGAATCCTCGGCAGTCTGCAAGACCTCAGAGAAATTAACGCGGGAAGTACCACCGCCCAAGTACTCGGGGCGTTGAAGTCTGGCATCGGAAGGAGTGACGCCAAGGTAGCGAAGGTACTCAGTGTATCGAGATCCATAGCGCGACCGCGCCTCCTGGTAACGCTGCAAAGCGAACGCACGACGAAAGTCGTTGATGTTGATTGCACCAGCCGCCGACAAATCGGCGTAAATATCCGGGATCGGACGACCCGAAGAACTACCCGACCCCGGCGTCCCCGCCGCGGTCGAACGCACCAGCACAGACTGGTTAGGCGAGTCGCTCTCTACCTGGGCGTACGTGTCATACGTCACGCCCACGAAACTACCCGACTCGTAAACCGGCGTGCCCGCCGCCAGGTTGAAATCGAAAGTCGAAGCCACACCCAAACCCTTGACTGGCGCTTGCGTGCCGAGCGGCAACGTCACCTCCGGTCCCTTCTGGGTCCAGGGACGCGCGGCCGTAAAGTAGTCTTTGCCCCACGCGATATTCGGGACTGACGGATCGCCGAAGGCGCGCTCCGTAATCAAATCCTGGTCCCGGTAGTACTCGTTATAGATCAGGTTGATACCCGCCAACGGCAGCGCAGAAACCCCGTACGTGTCCCCAGGTGTCACCGGATCGACCGTTGGCAACCCAAGATAATCGTACAGAGAGCCCTCCAGGCCGGAACCCATCACAGGCGTCAGAACCGGGACACTCGAGGTGTCCATCCCATCCGGACCGCCCGTGATGAAATTCTCCCAACCATGATCGCCTGACTCAGCGTCAGCGAACTTCCACGCCAAACGGTGGGGGACGAAGAAATGATGAATCCGCACATTGACCGGATGCATGACAGGCGCCGCAAGTGGTGAGACGCGAATCAGAGCAGATGACGAGAGTTGGAACGTGTCCCCAGGCAATGCCTCCTGCAACCCGACCGGGATGAGCTCGCCCATATCGCACGTCAGAAGACGGTAATTGGACAGCGTGTGTTTTGAACGCTTCATAGACGGAACCCCACCTTGCCGGAACGCAACCGGCTACTAGAACCACGACGACGCCGAGAGAAAGAACGACGAGAACGAGAAAACGAACGGCGGCCAGCACGGCCGCGCCTACGCATACGCATGACCCTATCTCCTGAGTTGTTTGCGGCGACGAGCCGCTTCCGCTTTCCGGGACTTCGAAATGTCCCGAGAAACCCTTTCAGCAATTGATTTCGCGCGCTCCCACAACGAGCGCGCCTTGCCTTGAACCTTAGCCACGCCGGCGGCCTGCATTTCAGTGACCTTCGACATTAACCAATCGTCGATCGCGCCCAACGTCGTCGCACCCCCTAGGAGTTCGCCGGTTTCCATGATGTCCTGGTCGGCTATACGAACGACGTCGCCGTTATCCAGAACAACGCGACGAGTAGCACGCACAGGAGGCTTATCAGCCAGACCGAAAGCGTCAGGCCGCGCAGCCATGACCGCATCGAGACGCGTTCCAATAGCGTCGTGCTGCTGAGCGCGGAACGACTGAGCGCGATACGCGAGATCAGAAAGAGCAACCTGAGCCGAAACCTCGTCGCGATTCGCGGCAGCGTCCATCGCGCGAATCTGCGCCTCAGCCAATCGGTCAGAGATACCAGCCGCCGCCTTAGCGGAATCCTCGGCGCGAATATTCTGGAAAAGCGACCCCGTGGACCGCAACGCGTCGCCAACCGCCGATCCCGTACTGACGACAGGTTGATAACCGCCTCCGGCTCCGAGCGCGTAGAGAGGGTGGACGCCAGCTTCTTTAGCGTCGCGAACTCGTCGCGCGATGAAATGCCGATCCAGGTTCGATCTGTCACCGCCACCTCCGAACAAATTTCCTGCGAAGTTGAGTAACGGCCCTGCGTATTTTCCGACGGCGCCGAGCACACCCGCCGCACCTTTGATACCGAGAGCCGCGCTTGTCATGGTTGGCATACATCAGCACTCCGAATGGCGTTTGTAGGAGCGGACGCCGTTTTTACCGCCGAAACCACCAGCAAGAACAGCACCGCGGCGATCATCTTTAGCGCGTTTGCATGGGTCATAAGTCACAGCCTCCTTTTCGGCTACGTGTTTTGCAGACAGGAGCTCGCCCGTGGCGATATCGACTAATCCGTGTCCCGTGTCCGCGTACGCGAAGCGACCACCTCTAGCGCCTCGGCGCGGGACTTGAACTTGTCGTGGTAAGGAACGTACCGCGTTAACGGCCGCGGCGACGGGTTGAGATCGACGCAGTCGATCATAGGTCCATCGGGTCCATTGAGAACGCGGAATTTGAGGGAGCGTCGCGTAGATGCTCGCGAGCGTCCTTTCGGAGACTGGTCCCGCCTCATAGACGCGGTCCCTTGAAGATTTTCGACCTCTTTTCAATTTGGAATTCCCTCCTAAGACGCGCCCTAATAACCTCGTCAGTGATCTCCTCGGGCACGGGAAAGAGATGTGGGTTAGCTCGTTTAAGATCCGTCACGAGCTCAGGAATGCCGACCAGGCGCCGCAGCATCCGCTTATGGCGGTCGCCGAATGGATGAATCCGACCGCGAGCACGAAACGCGGTCGAGACGTCCCCCGTATGTTTCACGTGGAACTTTTGCTTTTTTGCTAGCGCCTCAATAAAACCGTCACCGAGCGCGGGACGACGCGACATCTGAGTGTACTCAGGA